ACCGGGACCGCGCCGAGAGGGGTGGAGATCTGGGGGCGGCAGGTGCCCATCCGGGCGGATTTTCGGGCTGGGCTGGCGTTTGAAAGGGCGCTGGGGGATGAAACGCTGAACCATCTGCAACGGCTGGCACTGGGGCTGTCTGTGCTGTATGAGGAAGTGCCGGACGAGATTGGGGCGGCGGTGGACCGTGCGCTTTGGTTTTATCGGTGCGGAAGGGAAGAGAACAGCGAAGCTGCCGACGCGGCGGACACTGCGCCCAGCGCGGGCCCCAGGATATACAGCTTTGAGGAGGATGCGCCGTATATCTATGCGGCGTTTTTAAGCCAATATGGGCTGGACTTAACAGAGATACCGTTTTTGCACTGGTGGAAGTTTAAGGCGTTGTTCGGCGCGTTGGAGGAACGGCATGAATTTGTCAAGATCATGCGGTATAGGAGCGTGGCCATTTCGCCTAAGATGACGGCGGAGGAGCAGAAATTTTACCGGACGATGAAGCGTTTGTATGCGCTGCCGGATCGAAGGAGCGAGGAAGAAAAGCAGAGGGACTTTATCAATGCGCTGGCAGGGGGGCTATAAATGGAGGAAAAACGACGGATATGCTGTCCGTACTGTGGCAAAAAGCCGGCGCGGCGGGAGGCAGAGACGCAGGCCCACGGCATGTATCGATGGCAAAGGATAGGACGGAAAACGCCGACAGAGCTTATGAGCCTAGGCGGGGAAGGAAGGTGAAACGATGGCGAACGAAAAGATAGAAGTACAGGTTGTGGTTGACGAATCGGAGGCGGTGAAAGGAATTGCATCGCTGGACAGGTCGTTGGATAATATGGCGGTATCCCTTGCGATGCTGGAGGGGTCTGTTGACAGGATGAACGGTAAGCTGGATTCGCTGGGGACAACTTCACAGGGCGGCACGGCGAGTGCGATACAAGGATTGTCGAGCGATTTTGGTACGTTGCTAAGCTCCACAGGTACACTGGCGGATGCGTTTGCTAACTCCACAAGCGCTGTAGAAGCGGCAGGCAAGGGGCTTTCCAGCATTTTGGACCCGGTATCGGCGGTATTTAGCGGATTCAGCGCTTTGGTAAGCATTGGCTCCGAGGTGGTGGACTGGTTTGGCAGGATGGAAGAAAAATATCGCGGCGAGAGCGAACTGCTGAAAGAGACCAGGGCCCAGATAGAGGAAAGCGTGGCCGGGATGGAAAGCCTGGCGGCTTCCAGGCAGCGCAACGTGGAAAACGGGATGGCGGAGATTGCCATGACGGAAATGCTATATGGGAAGCTGGCGGATATGGCAGACGCAAACGGCGTGATCTCAGCAGCGGATGCAGAGCATGCTCAAGTGCTGGCAGACCAGCTGATTCCGGCGCTGGGAGAGACGGTACGCCTGAACGAGGATGGCTCGATGACGCTTTTGAAAAGCGCGGATGACGTAAAAACGTATTTAGAGCAGAAAAAGGCGCAGATGATGGTCGAAGCGATGGAGCCGGAAATCAAGTACGCGATGATCGAAAGCGCCAAGCTCTACAACGCGATAATGGAAAACTCTGCGCAGATTGCGGCGAATAACGAGAAGATCAAAGAAAACAGCATTGCGCATGATAAGGCGGTGGCAGAAGGCAATATGGAATTAGCGAACGCCCTGTCCACGGCCAATCTTAAGCTCCTTGAGGACAACGAAGCGAGGCAGGCCAGCAACGACGAGATGCTGAAATCCTATGAGACATACACAGGAAAAATCAGCGAATACGACGCAAATATGACGGCGCTGATGATGGGAGATACGGAGGCGATCCTGGAAGGGCAGGCTGCGCAGCTCTATGCCCAGGAGGAAGGCAACGCCAAGGTAAAGGAGCTGTATGGACAAAGGGTAACGGATGCCCAGGGCTGCTTGGATACGCTGCACGAAATGCACGAAAACGATGCGGTAGAACTGGGAGATTCCATTTATGGAGCGGCAGAGGAACGGGTGGACAGCGTCAATGAGGCGTATATGAACCTGGGAACCTCGGCGGCCAACGGGCTGAATACCGGCATAGACGAGGCGGAGCCCACGGTGCTGGAAAATGCGGCGCAAATGGTAGCCGGCGCCAAAGGAGCGGCAGACGCGCAGGCAGGCGGCTTTAAGAATACCGGCAGCGAGGCGGGCGCCGGCTTCAAGCAGGGGATGGAAGAGAAGAACCCAGAGGTCGTAGAGGAATCGCGCCAAGGATTTGAGGCGGCGGCGCTGAAAGCCGACGAGTCCGTTATCAAGTACAAAGAGGCCGGTACTGGAGCCGTTGCAGGCTTTAGGGACAGCTTGGCTGATCAGAGAGAGCAGCTGGAAACGTATGTGAGAGATTATTTTGCCGGGATGGGAGACTCGGCCAAAAAAGGGATTCAGGTAAATTCCCCGTCCAAGGTATTCCAGAAGATCGGCCTGGCGGTAGGCGAAGGATTTCGTTTGGGGATGGAACAGGACAAGCCCAAGGCAGAGAGAACAGTGCTGGGCTATTTTCAAAAGATGATTGATGCGGTAAAGGCAGAGACAAGAAAGCTGAATTTGGAATTTGCATTGGCGCAGGGGCTGTCGGATTATGGCAGCGTAGGCAGCACGGGGTCGCAGAGCAGCGTAACGCAGACCATCAACTTTAACCAGCCGGTGCAGACGCCGGCGCAGATGGCGCGGGCCCTGAGAAAGGAATCTCAAAAGCTGGCAAGGGGGGTGTGCTAATTTGCGGGCAAAGCATATGACGATTACGCTGACAAGCGGACATAAGACCCTTGTGCTGGGCAAGGGGCAGCCATACCGGCTGCGCTCGGTACAGGGCCTGGAGGCGGCACCCATTACCATTGCCTCGGCTGCCAACGCCGGGATGAACGGCGCTACGGTGACAAACGCGCGCCTGGAAGCAAGGAGCCTGGTGCTGGGCGGCACCATTGCGTATTTGGATGAGCTGGAACGGCTGCGGGAAAGGCTGGCCCGGTTTCTTTCGCCGCATGAGGAAGGCTTATGCACCATTGATTACTGCGGAACAAAGCGGCAGATCGGATACAGGGTAGAGGCCTTTTCCATCGATGAGATGGCCAACCTTTGGGCGCCGATGGATTTTTCCATCACGCTGTTTTGCGCCGACCCGATGCTGCGCAGCACGGACAGCTATGGCCGAAACATTGCAGAATATCTGCCGCAGTTTGCCCTGCCATTTTGCTGTACGGCGAAGAAAAAATGCATCATGGGATATAGAAAGACCAGCAATACCATTGTGCTGAAAAACGACGGCGATACGGCCGTTGGACTCAAGGCGGTGATTGCCGCGGTACGGGGGCCGGTAAACGACCCGGTGCTGAAAAACCAAGCGACCGGACAGCAGATAGGGATGAAGATGACGCTGGCACAGGGGGATACGCTGACCATTAGCACCCTGCCGCGGCAAAAGCAGATTCTCCTCAACGGAGAAAACGCCATGATGAAGATGGACAGAACCAGCGATTTGACATTTGCCTTAACGCCGGGGGACAACCTATTGTGCTATGAGGCGGCAGACGGCCGGAGCAACATGGATGTAAGGCTGTACTATACGCCGGAATACCTGGGGGTGTAACGGATGGATCTGATGATCTTAGATGCGTCCTTTGCGCCGCTGGGGGTGGTGGATGCGTTTATCTCGCTGCAATGGACGCGCCGCTATTACGAGGTAGGCTCGTTTGAGCTGCATGCCGACATGGCGTGGTATGAACTGCTGCGTCAGGGGCGCTATGTGTACCGAAACGACGCTGTGGAGGTAGGCGTGATCGAGGGGTTTTCCTACGAGCAGGGCGAAACGGAGGAGCAGTTGACGGTAAGCGGCCGGTTTTTAGAGTGCCTTTTGGAGCGCCGCGTGATTCCCCAGACGATGGAACTGACGGGCACGGCAGAGCAGATCTGCCGGACGCTGGTAGACCAGATGGCCATCCACCCACAGGAGCCGGCACGGGCGATCCCCAAGCTGGCGCTGGGCACGGAAAAGGGGCTGGGCACCGAGACGCCCTGCCAATGCGGCGGGGAGACGCTGCTGGAAAAGCTGCAGGAATTATGCCAATCGCAGGAATTGTCCTTTGCGCTGCGCTATGACTATGAAAACGACAAGATGCTGTTTGAGGTATGGCAGGGCAAGGACAGGACGCAGGCGCAAAAGGAAAACGGCTGGGCGGTATTTTCGAAGGGACAGGAAAACCTTTTGACCAGCGATTACAGCGCAGACGAACAGGACTACCGAAACTTTGCCTATGTGGTGGGCGAGGCGGAACAGGGGCAGACGCCCGTTTGCGTGACGGTGGACCGCACGAACGGCCGGGACCGCCGCGAGCTGTATGTGGATGCGTCGAGCGTAAAGCGCGAGGTGGATGGCGAAACGATGACGGATGAGGCGTACCGGCAGGCGCTTTGGCAAAAGGGGTTAGAGGCTTTGGATGGATACCGGCGGGTGGAGGCGTATAACCATGCCATCGACCCCAATGCCAACCTGATCTATAAAACGCACTATGACCTGGGGGATATTTGTACGGTGATCCAGGAAAAAATCGGCCTTGCGGCAGAAAAGCGCATTGAGGAGATACGCGAAGCCGTGGAGGCGGACGGGCTTGCCGTAGAGGTGACCTTTGGGGAGGATTATGTGAGCCTGGGCAAGGCGATCAAACGAGAGGTGAAAGCATGAGAAGCGGATTTTTCAATTCAACCATTACGGGCTATGACGAACAGGGACAGCCGATCTTTGACAGGGCGGAGGACGCTTCGTTCTTTGCCAAGTATTTCAGCCAATTTGTGGGCAACGGAGTATTTGCCCTGCCGGCCGACGGACTGATGGTACAGGCCAAGGAAGGGATGAATCTTACGGTAAAGGCAGGTACCTGTTTTATCAACGGCTATATGGGCTGGCTGGAGCAGGATCAACAGCTAAGCGTGGCGGCCAGCTCGGAGACATTTGGACGCATCGACCGCGTGGTGGTACGCTATGATGCTGTGCAGCGCGGCATCGACCTATATATCTTGCAGGGCACGCCGGCAGAGACGCCAGCGCCGCCCAGTATTACGCAGCATGCGCAGGGCGATATTTACGAGCTGGCCTTGGCAGACATTATGGTAAACCGAAACGCATCGGCCTTACGGCAGGCAGACATTACCGATCTTAGGCTAAACGAAGCGGTGTGCGGGGTGGTAGCAAGCCCGGTGGAGCATTTGGAGACGGGAGCGGCCAACGCACAGCTGACGGATGCATTCAACCAATGGTTTGAGGGCATCAAAGGCCAGCTTTCTACCGATGCGGCGGGGAACCTACAAAACCAGATCGACGCGCATACAGGGGATACCGACGTACACATTACAACGGCGGAGCGGGCACAATGGAACAAGGGAATTGAGAAGGATTTTATTGTTGAACAGGGAGTTTCCGGCATGTGGACCTACCGAAAATGGAACAGCGGGATTGCAGAGTGCTGGGGAAATTCATCCCAAGAGATAGATTTGGATAACTATTGGGATGGGCAGAGTCTTCATGTATTTGGAACAGGCCATGCAGAAACATATCCCTTTCCATTTATGGCGCCACCTATCTGTCAATTTAGAGATGTAGGATATGATGGCATGACGATTCTTGTTTTGAGAGCCTCCGGCTCAGAAACTATGACGCCTACGCCGGGACTGGTAAAGCCGGCACCAGTACAAGATGGATGGCACATTATCGTAAGCTTTTACGCTGTTGGAAGGTGGAAATAGCATGCAGTTAGTCAAAACAGGGAGCCGAGGAGAGCTGGTGGCGCTGGTGCAGCTGATGCTGAATGAGAAGGGGTATAGCTGCGGCAGTGCGGACGGCATATTCGGGACAAAGACGGAAAGCGCGGTAAAAAGCTATCAAAGGGCCAAGGGCCTGTCGGCAGACGGGATCGTGGGGACAAATACCTATGCCAAGCTGTTTACAGACTGCCTATTGAAACGCGGGAGCCGGGGAGAGCTGGTAAAAGCGCTGCAAACAAGGCTGAATGAACAGGGATACGGCGCGGGGAATGCAGACGGCATCTTTGGCAGCAACACGGAAAAGGCGGTAAAGGCCTTGCAGAGCGCGGCAGGGCTTGCAGTGGACGGCAAGGTGGGAAAGAACACCTGGACAGCGCTGTTGGAAGGCAAGGCAGCGGGCGTACCTGCAAGCGCGCACTTCAAGCTGAGCGAATTCAAGTGCAAGGACGGAACGGCAGTGCCGGCAAAGTATTATGCAAACTGCCAAAAGCTGATGAATCTGTTGGAGGAGATCAGAGCTGCGTGCGGGAACCGGGCGATTACCGTTACGAGCGGATACCGAACGGAGAGCTACAACAAGAAGGTGGACGGAGCCAAGCAGAGCCAGCACCTATACGCGGCGGCAGCAGACATCAAGGTAAGCGGAAAGAGCGCATCCGAGGTGTACAAGCTATGCGACAGGCTGGTAGGCAGCCGAGGGGGCGTAGGGAAATACAGCACGTTTACACATGTGGATGTGCGCGGGCATAAGGCGCGCTGGTGATGGATATGGAGTATGTGAGAACGGAAGTATGCACAGAACGGCACCAGCGGAACCGAGAAGAGCTGAAAACGCTGGAAACCCGTGTAAACAACCACGGCAAGGAACTGGACGCCTTGTCGGTGGATTTTGCCGAGCATGTAGCCATGCAGGCAGAGATCAACCGGCAAACGTTGGAACAGCTCAAGGAGCTGCAGAAAAGAACGGCGGAGATCGAAGAGCAGCCGCGTCGCAGATGGGAACAAGTGCTGGGAATCATAGTAAATTGGGCGACGCTGGCGCTGCTGGGACTGCTTGCGGTAAAGATAGGACTTTGACACCGAAAGGGTGTTATTTTTTTAGGAGGAAAAACAAATGAAACAATGGATCAAGGCAGCGGGCATCCGCGCGATTAAGACGGTGGCCCAAACGGCGGTGGCGATGATCGGCACGAGCGTTGTTATCTCCGAGGTAGACTGGGTAATGGTAGCGAGTGCGTCTGTATTATCTGGGGTACTTAGCTTGTTGACCAGCGTTGCTGGCTTGCCTGAATTGAAAAGCGAATAACAAAAGAAAGGGCCGGAGCAATCCGGCCTTTTTTTATACCCCATCGCACCTAATTCTACGATATTCTAATATAAAACATACTGCTAAAAACTTTGACAAAGAAAAACAATCTGAGTATAACTAGAATAGGATGAGAATCGGTGGGGGATAAAAGGCGTGTACGAAAGCTTGAGACAAATCACAGAATGCATGTGTGATTGGCATCATAGTATTTCCGATGAATGGTTGAATACATGTAAAAATCTGGTGAATCTAAAAAAAAGACTGGTAAGTGAGATTGAACTAGACGGAGAAATTTATAGAAATGTAATTGATTATAGCCGCTATCTCAACGTGCGTAGCCAGGAGATCATACAGGACTTGGCAAGCCTGAAACTAAACGAAGGATGTTGCATAAGCCAAAGAATCAAAGCGGAAAACTCGATACAGGATAAGATCAGGCGCTATAAGACAAGAAAAGAACAAGGAAAGATTCCGATTAAAAAGTGTTTGAATGATTTATTTGGTGTACGGCTTATTGGGCCGGGAAGGTTGGGAAAACAAGAGTTGGACCAATTCCTAGGCGAGAATTTGAAGCATAGGAAGCTTAGCTGCAAGGATAGCAGTAAAAATGGTTACAGAGCGCTGCATGTGTACATAATGAAAGATAACCTATGTTTTCCGTGGGAGTTGCAAATCTGGTGCAATGAAGACGAAGAAAACAATAAAAAAAACCATCATTTTTATAAGCAGGAATATACAAAATGGGAAGAGACATATAAGAAAGGAGGCAATTTAGAATGATATGGCACTTTATAATTATGAGTAGTTCATACTCTCTTGGCAGGCGCATTGCTTTGGATGTATCTTTCCCAGGGGCAATAGAGCAAAAAACAATAGATAGTTGTATAAGGCAGATTATGGAAGAATGCGGATCAGATGTATCCATTTCTACACATTTACTAAGTACGAAAGCAGAAAGTTGGGAGTCGGTGGTGGATTCTGATCTGTTTTTTCAAGACGTGGAAAGAATAGATACGATAGAAGAATTCTGCAATTTGATACGACAGGATCAAAAATTGAGTGGAATGGATGTCGCAAACTATATTCTTTCCAAGGTAAAATGTACGCACCTAAAGCTTGAAAAATTAACTTATTTTTGCTATGCAGACTATTTATGCAATAAAAAACGTCAGCTGTTCCAAGACAATATATATGCATTTCGGTATGGGCCGGTGATAGATTCAGTCTATAGAGAATTCAAGAAACATGGACATGACACAATAGAATTGGAAGAAAAAGAATGGCCCAAGGCCCAAGATATTCAAGAAACGATACCAGAGCCCATGACCGGGAGCAGGATTCTTTTTTCAAAAGACGGTATAGAGAAGATGAAATCGATCGATAGGACATTGGAAATGTATGGACAGTTATCAGCAGGGGCATTGGTATCGCTTACACATAGGCAGGGCTCCCCCTGGGATTTATCAGGGCGTGGAGAAGGAACATATCGGAACATAACTGATGGAAATATTCTAAAGGGCCATAAAGTGGAAATTCCTTGATGAAATTCTAAAAGGGCCGGAGCAATCCGGCCTTTTTTGTTTGCGAAAGCCCACAGAAAATCTGTGGGCCTCACACTAGGCAAATGGCTGGGCGGTGTATCCAGCATCTCAGGTACTCGTCTATGCGAGTGTGTCGGGAACCATTTCCGACCTCATTTGCCTTTATTACAATATCCTATCTTCTTTTACATTATACCACGATAACCACTCATTGCAATCAATTTCCACACATATTATACTATTACAACAAATTACTTATAAACAAGAAGTTACAAACAAAGTGATAGAGGGAAAGCGGGAGCTTATGCCTTGGGATTTGATGGATGTTGATAGAAAGGAAGCCCCCAAAAAGTGAAATAGGAGTGAAGTAGCAAAAATGGACGAGTGAAGTAGCGAGTGAAATAGAAACCCATTTTATCCACTTTTTCTCAACTTTATTTTTTATGCGCTTAGAAGAACAGGCAAGACAAGTTGCTATCGTAAAGCGTGCCGAAAATGGTATGATTTATGACCCTGTAACGATCA